GTATTAGTTGCTAAGTTTATAATTGTGTTGTTCATTTGCAATTGTATATTTTGGTAAAGTATAAGTCCTGAATTGTAGAACTGATTAGTCTTACCTATGGGATTTTTAAGTTCAAAGGACCAAGTAACATAAAAATATCCTGGTATAATGCGTTGATTATTTGCATTAACTGTGCCTAAAGCCATTGCTATAAAAATAAATGGGTTAGTTTTATCATTAAAAGCTCCTCCTACCTTATAAAGATTAAATGGTAAATTGGCCTTAGGTCTGATGGTGGTAGAGTGTGGTACATAACATTGTGTTATAAATCCTCCATTTGATGTTCTTAATGATTGTTGTACGTTAGTAGGATCAAAACCATCATCCCATATAGTACCACCTATCACATTCCCTTGTTGAGTAACAGCGCATATTGGTATGTATGTTATCTTAAATTTTATTGGCCTGTAAGTTTGATATCCTGAAGCTAAGGCTGCTATTCTGGTTCCAGTCCAATATGCTGGGTTTGCCGGTATGACTGCTATAATATTAGTTGTTTGTATCGGTGCAGTTAAATCATCTGGTATTGGATAGATTAAGTCTCTTCCTGTTACTCTAACTGATGTTCCGTTCTGTCTTAAGATATTGAATTTCTTTGCCAAAGTCTTTGCAGATGCTGCTGCTAATTTTCTTCCTCGTATTACATTTGCTCTCTTTGTTCTATTGTTTGGAAGACGTCGTCTAAAACGTGTTTTTCTCTGTTTATTGGTTGGTTTGTTGGATTTAATTTTGTTAGTTTTATTGCTAGTATTCATGTTGGGCCAGTAATGTCCAGAGTTCTTCTGGATCAAATTCTGCATTGATTTGTTGGTTAACTAGGTCTAATTCTTCTTGTGTGTATTTTTTTGTTAGCTGCTCGTTCAATGTGTTGCATTGTTTCCCAATATGTTCCGTTTATCTTATAATCATGTTCTCTACCTGTGGTATCATAGAAAGCTGACATCATGTCTATGAATTCATCATTTGGTAATGTTGTTCTAGATTCTTTTATTTTATTCTGTTTATCTATGTACTTATAATAATCGTGTATTGTGAGATTATGTTGTTTCAGACGAATGCCTGCTTGTTGCCTGTATAATGCTGCCATAGTATCAAAGTATTTTAATCCCTTATATGATACATTAAGTGCTAAAGCTTGATCCATTAAATAAGCATACTTCTGTACTGGTTTCATTGCCTTCATTTTTCTACTGTATTTCGATAGTGTTAAGAATTTGGCTGGGTCACGAGTTAAGCGTATTTTTGTTTCTTGTTTGTTTATGTACCAAGCTCGTAATGAACAGAATTTTATAATAGAAGGTGGGCCAAATTCTAAGAACTTGCAAATCTGTCCTAATCCATAAATTCTATTATCATATTGTTTATATGCTCCTTCTGGTTTCTTGAGAAAATATCTCCAATATGCTTGTTCTACTTGATCATCAGTAATATGTGTTGGGTTGAACATGACTGTAAAATCATCACCTTTTGAGAATGCGATATAATCATGACCATATTTATAGCCTGCCATGTCCATTGTAAATCTGTTATATAATGCCATTCTTATAGTGTTTGCAAGTGTTGTGTCACAATCACCGGAAAATACAGTTCCTAGTATTGAGTATGTCAT